TGACAACAATGATATGATCACGATCGCACACAATAGACAAGTCGCTGCCACGTGGAGAGATGCCGAACTCATGCATGAGCCATTGGAGCTCAGCGTAAGTGGCGAAACAAGGGGCGGGATGACGAGACGAAGCGTTGGCCGCGACGACTTCACTGGCAGTGCCGGTAATGAACCGACGTGATTGCAGTCGGGCTATGACAGTAGACACTGGCTTGCAGCTAACGAACGCTACTGCTTCGACGGCACACCGATCGTGTTTGTCTTCGAACAGGACATCACGGCCGTGGCATACACGCGCAACAGGCATGTCCGAGACAGACCGTTTGGCCGGGGCGAGATGAGACTGATAAACATCACGTGACCTCAGAGCGCAAGCAAAAGCGGTAATGGTGTGTGCACTACAGTGGGTGAGGCCCCTTTTCAGTGAGACGGCGGCGACAATGAACTCGAAATCGGTACAGCCAGGTGTGAAGTTCTGATCCAGAAACGCAGTGTATTCGTCGTCGGTGTTCGACCTGTCAAATTGGCGCAAAGTGTACTTGGCGACAAGGCGTGAGGGGTCAGCATAACTGCGGCCCGAAGGGCAGAAGATTCGATTTGCAAAGTCAAGATACGGCAGCACATCAATTTTTTGAGTGACGCCGGTGGCTCTAGTGATCGAGATGGCGCTGATGCGCCGAGGCGGCGGAGGCACGATGGTGTTGTCGTCACCCTTAGCCAATATTAAGCGGGAGCGGGAGAGGTCGAACGTTGACGCAGTGGTCAGAGTGCTATGCAGGAAATTGAAAAAGGCTGTGCCTGGCTCGCCCGAGAACAACCGCTCGATAACGCGAAAGGATGCAGGGAAAGACATTCCTTGGACGTGTCGCACGGCCCTCGTCGAGAGATAGCATGCGATGAAGCTGTCACCAAAACCAAGCAAATCAAAGATTTTTGCGATGGCAATTCGGTGAACGTTTAGATGGGAAGAGTCCTGCTGCGACAAATCAATGGACATGCACATTTCTGAAGGGCTGACGCCAGTGGCTCGAACGGCTGCGTCCAACTGGTCAGCAGTGTATGAGGAGTCATAGATGATGTGCGGTTTAAACGAGGCTTGTACGATCTTCATAGCGGCATTAACCAGCGCGCATGATGTGGCATTGATGCATTTGTCAGTGGCAAGAATGCCTTGACCACAGACCAATTCATGTCCGTAGTCCCCAAACTTTGGTTTCCCCTGTGCTTTAAGGAAGAACTGGCACAGGAAAGGGTGGGCAGAATCTTGGTATTGAGTGGCTTGCACGACCTGTGCGACTCGCAAGGCAGAGGCCTTAGAGAACCAAGAGGCGTACATCGCCTGCACAGGCGGGAGGACGACCACAGCATTCGGGCGTATGAAAGCGTCAAACCAGTTGGCAACGAGCGTGTCAGCGAGAGCAAATGCGCGACTCAAAGGGATGTGCCGGTTTTGTGGCTTAGTGTACCGATCGAAGATGGCGTAAATGGCAGGGATGATCTCAGAATTGC